CTAAAGTGTATGCTGAAGCCTTCAGTACCTTTTTGGATTTGATGCTTGATCTTACTTTCAACTACTTCAAGCCCTGGGTCTGGGTTAAGTTCTGCCAAAGTGTAAAGCTTATTGCCAAACATTTTCAAATCTAAAACCCTACCTAAAATGGCATCAGCTGAGTGTAAATATGTTATTGGCAGCTTGGACCCACGCTTATAGTTATTTGCCAGATAGCTTCTAAGACCTTCGGAAGTAAAAACTGTATCGTATGCGTCAACAATATCAGCTGTAAGTACAGCTGCTATAAATTGGTTTTCACCAAGTTCATCTATTCCAAATAATTGCTTATAAGTCATCTTCGTAGTTTTTAACATGTTTAACTTTGGGTATAGACGTAAAACCTCGAGAGTTTATAAGCTGCTCAAGAAAACTAATACGAGATTCAAAGCTGGTAAGCGTCATACTTATATTATCCAACTGACTCGAAGTCTTTTTTATGTCATTAGATAGTTTATCCATCCGCTCAATAACATTGGCTATACTTTTACCCCTACGCTCTTTCGAGGTCTTAGATATAAACTCAATAAGCCACTTAAGAAGTATAATCAAAGCAGCTAAAAATCCCCACATGGTTTCAGGGTTTGTTACAGTTATGCCGTCCATATCTATTCTATTTTTAGTTTAATTGGGCCTTGGCCGTATAAATCTTCTATTTTTTTCAAGACTTGGTTAAACGCTACGAACGATTGGTACACAGTGCCTGTATGAACGCTTCTGGACATACCAACAAGTATGCAACCCTCAGTATCTTCATGCGTATTACCATTATGTATCAATATTCCATCAAAGCCAACCACGTCTAACAGCCTAGGCATAAGTCTCTTAAACTTCGGTGACATAGTAACAACTAAGTCATATAGCCCGTATGGTATAGCTGATTCACCTGGTACTTTTAGCTTAGCGACAGAATCTTTTAAATTTTTATAGTCATACTTTGGTAGAAAGTCTTCAACAGTAAAAAATATAGCGCCGTCAGGAAACCGTAGTGTTCCTAATGTCCACTTATTTGTAAATATCTCTCGCTTTAATTTTAATACTGTAGTTGCCATGCTATATACTTTCTAAGAGTTCTACCATTTTTGCTAAAATTTTATCACTGACAGCTCGGTCAGTATCCGATATATTCCTATACGCTACTGACAACTTAGATATTGTATCAGCTGTTGTAGCTCTAACTGCTTTAAGTGATGCTATCTGTTTATAATCTACCGAGAAGGTAAAGCCTGTTACAGCTTTGAACGCCTCACATATCTTACCAGCTAGCGGTACAATAGTCGCACTGTAAAATTCAGCAGTAGCTTCTGACTTGTTTGCATAAGTTGAATTTTGGTTTCCAGCTATAAGCTCGTACGGATAGTGGAATGCCATAGCTACGGCCTTGATGTTTGAATCTATACCCTCAAATAGCATTAAATCCCTAACGCTAAATTCCATCTGGCTCCAGTTCAACGGCACCTCTGAGAAAAAGACACGCTTCTTGCTAGTAGTTATACCGTAAGAATCAACCATTTCATCAATACGCTTGCGCTCATTCTTGGTTAATGGCGCATAGCCTGCAGCATCGGCCTTAGCACTACTTAGTACGCCAATAGCCCCACGATTATAGTTCAACGAGTATATCGCATCTTGAACTAACAGTAGGTTCATAACTTCATTCTCTAAGCCCTCTAGCCTAGCAGGATAAACGCCCGTTTCATTAACTTTAAGTTGTGGCAAGTCTAGCATTAACGAGTAGCCATCGAGTGATAGGTTCCGCTCTTCGGCCTCTAATGGCGTAACAATCTCTAATACGGTTTCATCATCAGTAGCTTTTAGGTACACACAACCAAAAACTAGTAAGCTATGGATAGTTTTGGTGATAAACTCACTTATACTAAATGCTGTCAAATTGGTATTACTAGTTATTTCGCCAGATGTCGCTGCTTCAGAAATTTTTGTAACTATTGATAAAACCGTAGCACAAGATTCAAAAGCCCTGTTTCGGTTAGTATAATTACTAAGCGAAAATTTTTCAAAATCATTCTGGCTAAAGCCTAGCCAAGTTCCGCCCTTAGTTAAATCTAAGTTTAGCGGCTTAGCACTTGCTCTAAATATATCTAAGAATCCCATTACTGAAGATTAATTCTGTTACTATATTTCTCCATCTGGCCAAGCTTATACTCTATGATAAATTTAACTTTATCTCTTACATCTTGGCTTGTAAATGACTCAAGCTCAATAATCATGAAATCAGCTACTTCAATTAGCCGAACATCTAAATCATCAAAAATCTTAAGTTTACAACGTTTTAGCCTAAATATGTAAATAACAATTAAGCTAAACTTGCAAAGCTTAAGTCTATAAAACGGATTACTTATAGCTAATAGCATATCCATATACCCCTGTTTAGGGTTGAGCGCTAGCTTCCAACCATTTAAAAAAATGAACCAAAAACTAAACAGCGAAATAGGTTTTACCAGAGGCGCTAGCGCTGTACCCATGGAGAGCAGGAAATAAGTTTCTAAATCTACTAATGAAACGTTAAGTCTTTTAGCTATAGCATAAGTCCTAGCAGCAGCTCTAGCTTTTTGGCTTACTGTTAGATGCTTTATGTATTGATAGTTAGACACTGCTATATACTCGTCTAGCTTAATACTTTCTATGTTTTTCTTACGCATCATTATGTATTTGTGTGTAAGTATTTTATTGCATATCTGGCTGAATCTAAAGCGTGGCAAACACCAACTAGCTCTTTCGTTGCCAAATTAGAATACGCGTAATTGTCAAGCTCTTCTTTTATAAATTTATTTGACACATACTCCACTGAGTAGGAGTTGACTACATCTATACCTGCTAAAATACTGCCTGGCCCTTTCATAGCCGGAACCATGTTTAGCTCAATTGTACTACCATCTTCCATAACTATACCACGCCGGAATTCTGCAATTCTGTAGTTACCGCCGTTGCCGCTATCAGCCACACAGATAAGGCTTAGTAGGTTAGCGTCAGAAATCATCTTGCAGATATCACGTGATAATGAAAATGCCTGATAATACAGCAGCTTAATCATAACCCGCTGCTCAGTCTTGTTCATCTTAACGTGAGTAATCGCAGTATAAGCCTCACCATATCCAAAATCAATTCCCAAAGCTTCGGCTTCAAACTTGAAGTTATTGAACTCTGCATCGCTAGTTTCATCCCAGCTATAAACTGCGTTGAAGGCTTGTACGCTTATCAAGCCCACTAAGTTGATTATGTACGACTCTAAGTGCCGCTCTCTAGTTCTTGGGACTACTCCTTTCAAAAAGCTATCATCCAAATTTGCAGCGTTGTCTAAATAATCAGACCTAAAGCTATACACTCTAGAGCCAGGCTTAGGCTCTGCTGTTCTGAACTTATCTAAGTACTCTGTAGGCAAGTCAAACTTCTTAAAAATAGCCTCAGCGCTTACAAAGTTGTAATCACGCCAAATCCAATGGTTTGATGCCGGTGGATTGAAAACTCTAACTATCGTTATATCTGAGTTTTTTAGCCTTAGCGAGATATCAAGCTGGTCGAATTCTAGCTCTGTTAGCTCCACGGCTTCCTCAATTATGGCTACGTTAATCCCAGCTAGTGACTTAAGCCTCGCTGTTCTAGTCTCAGACCCAACCGCACCCTTAGATATGATCATATTGCCGTTAGGCTTATAGGTCGCGGTCATGACATTGGTAGAAATTTTAAAGTCTGCTGCTACCGGGCTAAACTGCTGGTCGAGAGCATCCTGAAATTCTTGAAATAATGTATGCCGTAAGTCATTATAGTTTCTACGTATGAAAGCTATACGGCAATATTCCGGAGCTAGTAGTCGGGACATCGCATAAATTATTGCTGCGAACGAGCCACCACGGCTTCGACCTCCCCAAAAATCTAAATATCTGTAATTGCTGCCAACACTCCTGTTGAAAGCAGGCTCATATAGCGAATGTAGAACTATATTACTATCATTGCCGCGCATTCCCTGAGAAAGATATAGTTATTGCGCTAGCTTTATCTTGCTGTATCGAGCTAATATCTTCTAGCCCAGCCAATTTCAGTTTATAGAAAACTAAGGATTTGTACAAATCAGAAGACTTAGCCTGGTCTACATCTTTAAAATTTACTTCAAAGGCTATTAAAGATAAAGTGTCTGCTATTCTAACCATCGCTGATTTTAGCGGTTCTAACTCTGGACTAGTGCTTTGCATTAGTGACTCATAGGAATTAGCACCTGTCAACGGTATACCTACTGACGTGCAAAAGCCAGTAATGCCGTAAGACTTATAGTCTGAGTCTTTAATAAAGTCAGATGCTAACTTAAGTAAGCGTCCAACTGTTAGTTGGTCTATTGGCTGATATAGTACGTCTTGCATAATAAAACTTTAAATCTTAAGTAAAAATAGGCAAAAGTTTTTAAATAATAAAGTCTTTTAGCATTATTTAGCTATTAATTTTTTAGAGCAAAATTTACTACTTATTTAGTATATAAAATATCGATTATTTAATACTTTAGGCGAGCCGGTGGGCATCACAAAGGCCTGGGAGTACTTACCTATACCTAAGACTCTGAAGTCCCGACGGCTTGCCTAAACTATTGCTGTTCTTTAACAAATGTCAAAGAAGCACCATATATTGTGCTAGCTATTCTATTTTGTTTCCAGCCAAGCCTAACTAAGGCTGACTTTATAAACCGGAAATCGGACCGAGATAGGTCAAGCACTTTGTCAATACCTAAAGCGCAGAAAGCTATATCGTAAACAGTAACTTCGACTAAGTCCACAGCTTGGTCGTATAGCTTTTGTATTGTCTCATCTGTAGGAATTAGTCCGCGCTTCATTCTGCTATAATTAATCATCTGCTCATAGAATAGCTTACGTTCTATTGGACTCTGTTGCTCAAACTTAGGACTGACTTTAGTCTCTAAGTACTGGCTGATAAGAATCTCACGGCCATCTTCGTCTAAGTACTCCATTCTAACATCATCAACATTAGCTAGCATGAGTTCTGTTATAACTTGTACGCCGTTTTCAGTATACTCATCATATGCCCACTTCCATAACCTGTTCACAACGTCTTGCGTTAA